GGTGGTGTTGCCGGTTTCCACCCCATCATTGTTGACGAATGGATCTATCATGTCGATGTAGACGACCTCATACAGCACCGTGCCGTTCTGCTTGGCCACTGCTGTCTTGATATCACCGAACCACAAAGTTATCGGTGCATGATTTTGTTCCATCTGTTCTTGCAGTGCGGTCAGCGTCTGTGCTTCTATGCCGGCCATCATTAGCATTTCTGCCTTCAACTTCATGCCAAAATTAGCATCCTCAGGCCGATAGATTTCTTCGGGAGAATTTATGTTTGGATCTTGGGCCATGTTGTAGAAGATATTTTGATCAATGAATGATGTTGCATGTCCTCTCAGGCTTCCGTATTGTATAGATGTGTATGGTATGTTGATTGTGATTGTGAATTCTTTGGTTGCCGCGGCCGACTGGTATTGATCACTGACCGTTACAGTGAAAGAGAATGATCTGGTGGAATCTGTGAAATCTTTTGGATTGATAGTACCCACAATGTTTCCAAGTGGAGACAAGGTTATACCTGTTGGCAGTGCTCCTCCCGTTACCGCGTAAGATAGCACACGATTTGGCTCTTGTGACTCTGCTTGTATTGATAGGGTGCTTGGTATGTTAGCAGTCAACGTACCAACGTTGGTCGCCGTAGTGAATGTAACTCCTATGTCGATATCTCCTATGATTGTCAGCGTGAACACCTTGTCAGAGAAAACCTGTTGTCCTGTGTCCATTGTTCTTGTGGCCCTTATTGTGAAAGAATAATCTTTTGTGACTTCACTCTGTCTCGGCACAAGTCCGAACACTTCTCCGGAGTTGGGGTCAACTGCCATTCCAGGTGGTAATGCACCACCCTGTAGGCTGTACACAAGGTCATTGCCCGTGGAGTCTGCGTCATCAACGTCGATCTTGATCACATGATTGTTGTCATGCCTGAAGGTTCCTAGGTCCCTGTCAGTGGTGAACACAGGTCTCCTCTGCGATGTGTGATCCATCGTGATTGGAAATCCATTGATCTCGGTCATGTCTATTGTGATGTTCGGATTGTTCACGTTCCAGTATGCCGCGGAGTAAACGAATATTGAATTCTCCTGGGTGGTCACAGATGTTCCTTCGCTAACCCTTACTGTTATCGGAAAGGTCATCGCTATTTGTCTTGTGGAATCTTCAAAGTAATCATCGGTCAATTTACAGGTGCCTGAAAGTAGTCCCGAACTGCTCAAAGTCAGACCTGGTGGTAATATTCCTGAAATTATTTCGAAGTTTATTTCACCACCTATCCTTTTGTCCACATCCGTGGCTTGGAATTGGAAGTTCACGTGTTCGCCATCCAAAACCCAGTAGAGTCCAACACGTGTAGAGTCATCCAGTTGCAGTTGTCCTGATGCTGTTGTAAAAGTAGGTGCATCCTGTCCCTCGATGTCTATGGAGAAAGTCCTGTCAGTGACTGCGGATCCGGCCGTGGCTCGCACGACGAAGGTGTAAAGAGTTCTTTTGGCAACCTCGGCCGGAGTACCTGTTAGTAAGCCTGTGGATGTAACCCGCATTCCTGAGGGCAGGCTTCCTGCTATAACAGAGTAAGTTATGGCCGTAGAGTCGCTGGTGTTCGCTTCCAATTGAAGCGAATAAGAACTGTCTTCAGCAAATGTCGCCAGTTTGCCTGCCGTGGTAGTCCACACAGGTGTTGCCATAAAATACTCCTTACACTGCTATTTATTGGCTCTGGTCCAGTGTTCGATGTGCTGTTTTATGTTCTCTCGCTCGATGGGATCACGCTCGTTACGTAATTTTTCCTGTAATCTTGCGATCTCTGATCGCGGTGATTTTGTCCTGAACTTGTTATGATGTCGTCTCATAGGTTTTAAATTTTTTATAAGTCTATGGTCGTTCTTTGGAACTTGAATACTGTGCTGTCACTGGTGATGTTGGTTGCCAACAATCTCACATTTCCGTTCAACACATCCGCCGAAAGTTGTGCAATAGGTAATGATGATCCGTCTCCTGTGTAATTAGATAATTCACCAAACACCGTTATGTAGGCTTCTGTGGTGCTGTCCGCACTAGGTCCATGCACCACGTTGCACTCTACCATTTCAAATCTGTCATTAGTGGTGTCGGATATTGATATGAAGTATTTTGCACTTCTGTATGTGGCAGTAGAAAAACTGTCAACCACGGTAGTGGCCGATGATGCGATAGTGGCGGAATTGTCATTTATGTCGGAATGATTCAAAGTTGCCGATGTACTAGCGAAACCAAGTTGTCCACTGCCATCGGTCTTGAGGAACTGTCCTGTAGACCCATCAGAAGTTGGAAACTTCAGTCCTTCTAGACTAACGGTGCCTGTTCCAGCACCAGATATTTCCAAATCAGCATTTGACGTTGACGTTATTGAGTTGTCTGATATCACCACACCGTCTATGCTGGCCGATGTGTTGGCCGTCAATGTTGTGAAAGTGCCCGCCGCCGCTGTTGATCCTCCTATCACAGTGTTGTCTATGGTTCCACTGTTGATATCTCCTTTGCTTATCACCACACTGCCGGTGCCTGATGGCGACAAAATTAAATCTGAATTTGAGGTTGTGGTTTGAATTATGTTATCAGTGATATTGATATTGCCGTCAATGGTTATCTCAGGCGCAGTCACGACGCCGGTACCGGAAGGCTCCAAGACCAGATCATCGTTTGACCTGTTGGCCCTGATCTCATTTCCCGTTATTGTTATGAAGTCACTGATGATCGGACTGGCATAGATCTCGTTGAAATTATCATTTACCTTGTCCATTGCCGCACGTAGCGTATCGCCCGTGCCGTCATTTGCAGTTGTACCTATGTTCAATGTCTGTTGTGCCATTATACCTTAATCAATCTCCTCACCAGTTTGATAGCCTGGTTGTTAGTGTTATTTACTGTTCCTAGCAATCTTACATCAGCACCAGAAATGTCTGCGGTCAGATCCAAAGAATCATATGCTGTTGATCCATCACCTATACCGTTGTCAGCACCACCAAACACGTTCACGTATGCAGTAGATCCATCATGTGTCACGTTGGCTTCTATCAGGGAGTACCTGTCTGCGGTCGTGTCTGATATCTGTAATAGGTAGTTCACACTCCTATAGGTTGCGTGTGCGAACGTGTCGATCACCTGTGCGGCCGAGCTACTGCCCAGAATCGTCACTGAATTGTCATCTATAAGTGTCTCGTCAAACAGTATTGAAGAACTCACGAAACTCAGATTGCCTGAACCATCGGTGGTGATAACTTGGTGTGGATTTCCGTCCCCCGCGGGAAATTTTATACCATTTATTTTCACTGTTCCGATTCCCGCACCGCTGATTTGCACATCCGCATTAGAAGTTGATGTGATTGTGTTGTCTGTGATTATGATTCCATCCGCATTCAAGGTTGTTGCTGAAAGCGTGGTGAAAGTTCCTGCCGCTGGTGTTGTTGTACCTATCACTGTGCCGTCCATGGTACCCTCGTCCATGTCAAGTTTGCTAATAGACACAGAACCCGTGCCAGATGTTTGTGTTACTAAATTGGAATTTGATTGAGTGACTTTGATAATATTGTCGGAAATGTTGATGTTTGAATCAATTGTTATGTTTGGAAATGCCACAACGCCTGTGCCTGATCCTGCCAAGAACAAGTCTGCATTGGATTGCGTGGTCTTTATGTTGTTGCCCGATATACTGATCTGAGATGACATGGCCGAGTTGGCGTATATCTCATCAAAATTTGAATTGATCTTGGCACCCGCGGTCCTGATTGAATCACCAGTGCCGTCGGCACCTCCCAATGTACCTAGGTCTATTGTCTGTTTCGCCATAATTTAATGGTATTTATGGTTACGGAGAGACGTTCTTGAATGGATGATCACTGGGCAGATTACCCGTCAAACCCCATTTATGAGCCAGGTATCCCTCGGCCTTCTGGAAGTCGGTTATGTCCGTACCGCCCGTGCCCGGCAGTGCGCCTACCACGAAGAATTCAGCCAACTGGCCATCAAACCTCTCATTGGACCTGTTCCTCATTACCCTTATGTCCTGGTTCTGGTTGATGGCATTGTCGTAGTCGTTGACCGGAGTGAATG